AGGATGAAAGGACTTCAGAAATCAGGCGTGTCCGTCATGTCAGGAGTGAGAGGATCAGGTAAGTCAACAATTGCCGGACAGATAATCGTGAATGCCATAAACGACAGGCAGAATGTAGTTTGTTACTCCGGCGAATTAAATAATAAAAAATATCTGAGATGGCTTATGAGACAGGCAGCAGGGAAGAATCATGTGAAGGTTACTGCCAGCGGAGTTTTCTTGGAAGAAGACAATGAAAGCAAGATTGCCGAATGGATGGGCGAACACTTCTGGCTTTACAACAACAAGTACGGAAACAAGTTCAAGAAGATTGAGCAGTTCCTGCGTGTAAAACTTCAGGAATGCAAAGCAGACCTGTGTGTTATCGACAATCTGATGGCACTGGATTTGTCGGAGTATGACCGTGATAAGTACGAGGCCCAGACTGCTTTCATGTGGGCATTGAAAAATCTTGCGGAACTGTCAAACACTCACATCATGGTTGTCGCGCATCCAAAAAAGGCTGATGGATTCATCAGGCTGAATGATATAAGCGGATCAGGAAACATCAGCAATATCGTTGACAATGCCTTTTTGGTACACAGGGTGAACAATGATTTCAAAATCGGATACGATGCAACATTTAAAAAGAATCCGGAGAGCGTTGGAGTAATCGACAGTAAGACAACAAACGTGATTGAGATTGCGAAGGACAGGGAATTCGGAACGCAGGATGTGTTTGTGAAACTTTATTTTGAAGAGTCAACAAAGCGATTAAGAAACTCAATGGATGAATTTATTCATTACGGATGGGAATCGGATATAGAGGATTTTACAACAGATCTTCCGGATGACATCCCGTTCTGAGCAGGAGGAGAGTATGGATTTACAGAATGCACATGAGATGATCAATGATTTGTGGCGTTTCCTGAAGACATTTTATTGTTTCAAGGAAGACGATGCTTATTGGGAATCATTGATTGAAGTTGCAAATAAACTCAGCAAAAAGTACGGAAGTACATTTATGGATTCACTTCTCCTGTGCTGCGTGGACGACATCGAACGCCGCTGGAAGATCGCCACCGGCAATCCATTTATCAATCCGGATCCACTGAAAACACTGTACGAAAAACTGAGGAAAGAATAATGGGAAGAAGATCGGATTATGACGCAGGCCGCCTGGATGGATTGAGCCTGGGGCTGCGTATCGCCAAAGAGGACGGAATTGAAGCACTGGAAAAAGAGTGCCGCATGAGAGGTGCGTGGAAGATCCATACAGCACTGGCGGCGAAGGAAGTGGACAAAGCCACGGAGCAGATCAAAGAGATCTGTTACCAGACAATGATGGTGGCTTGGCTGTCGGTTTTACACGACACTTTCGGTTTCGGGCAGATCAGATGCCAGAGGGCCATAAACGCCATGAATAAGTTGACGGCATACCTCGATCACGGGTGGCTGTACTGGTACGACCTGATCGAGACACTGACGAAGGACCTGAACCTGACGCTTGAGGTTGATGCGCTCACGTCAGACCGCATGGGCAGGGCGTACCGACATCCGGAGCCGGATGATATCTACACGGAAGTAGACATGGTGGATGAGGATTACTGGAAGGACATCCTGAAACGCCTGCGTTTCTCAGAGCAGACGGATGACAGCGGCACAACAATCCTTGATGAGAACGGAAAAACGCTCATGCACTTCGATGGGCAGTTTGGGAAGGTGCAGGCTTATGACGTACTGTACGGAATGGATTTGGCTGTAGACCACTGGGATGTGAAGTATTGATGGATTGATTGGAGGGTGAATAGAATGCCGACATTGAGTCAGAAGAAGCGGATGGAGATTCAGACAGCGCATGAACTGTCGAGAGAGACCGCACGGAGTGAATTGGAATATCGCATTGCGTGGTGCGCAAACTTATACGGAAACCACTGGAGAGAGGAAGAGGCTTTCCTGAAAGCGTGCCTCCATGTGTTCACAGAACTGGAACGCAGGGATGAGCAGGACAGGTGGCGTGTCTATCCCAAAGAGAAGCCGGAAGAGGATGCCGTAGTGCTGTGTACGGTTTACAACGGTCATCCTGCTGCGGAGGTGGAAAAAGAAGTCAGGTGCGCATTATATGAGGATGAGTACTTCACGATTGACGGCGAGAACGAAGGTGAGTTCGTACCGCTTGCATGGAGACCCGCTCCTGACCCGTGGACAATCGAGGTGAACAACGATGACACTGAGTGAGAGATTGAGCGCAATGCCGGATGATGCATTCGTCAGGATCGCCGCCGCAGACGGAACAAACTTCGTGTTTGCAGGTACGGTCGCAGATGTCCGGAAGGAAGAACCGATTGAGTCTGACAGAATCCTGCGGGAACTGACCGGCTCCCTGATGATGTGGCAGAGCAAGATCGGGAGAGTCAAAAAGGCACCGTACTTCGTGAAACGGTTCCGGAAACACATCGAAGAGTTTACACCGTTTCGCGATCGCGAAGTGCTGAATGAGTTCTACGCCAGTCGAATCATAGACGATGTGGATAAACCCGTAATGGTGCTGTACGTTGACGGCCCCGGCTTCGGACGGTGGCACAAGATCGGCAGGGACGGCAAGGGGGCAACGATGAAATGATGATTCCAAGACGATGGAGATACACGACAGAACACGGCTATCTCATAGCAGTTTGCCCCGACTGCGGCGGTCGGATGCCGATGAGTCGGTTCTGGGAACATAATCCCTTCAAGATGTGTCCGTATTGTACGACCATGAGAGAGCTGAAAGAGGGCAGTTTCAAGCGGATGAGGGACAAGGTCTATGGGAAAGATCAATGAGACGCCGCCATGGGCGGTCTGCCCGAATGCTGAATCAGTGGGAGAGATGGCAGTGTATGTTACACCTGCATGTCCATTCTTCCACATGATTCACGGGCAGTTGGTTACATCAAAACGAGATTGCAGGAGGTGTTGGAAAGAGAATGGGAACAGAAATCATTGCACAGCGACTGAATGATGTCAGGAAAGCCAGAGGATGGACGCTAAAGCGCATTGCGGATGAGGTTGGAACGGAACGGAACACAGTATGCAGGCATTTCAGAACTGGAAAGTTTACGACTGACTGGCTGATCAAGTACGCCGCCTGCCTTGGCTGCACAATCGCAGAGATCACGGACGGAACGATTGATGTGACAAAATTTGTCTTGAAAGATGATATTACATCCTACTGGCCGTACAATCTGGCGATCGCTGTCGCAGGTGGGACGGATGAGAAGTTTTTCCAGGTATATGTTCCCGGCATTATGGAATCGCTTACAGAACTGACAGACAGGGAGCAGAACGTCTTGAAGATGCGGTTCATGAGCGGCATGACACTTGAGGAATGTGCGAAAGCTATGAATGTTGGGCGGGAACGCATTCGTCAGGTAGAGGCAAAAGCATTGCGGAAGCTCCGTCATCCCAGGCATTGGAAGCACTGGCATCTGGACACAATAGACAAGGCAATCGAAGAGGCGAAGGAGCGCAGCCGTCTTGAACTGGAAAACGAAATCCTGCGGTCGAAACTGAAATCGCTTGAAGTACCGGAAGAAGATTTCATGAACCTGCCGGAGTCAGCAAGGCTGCCGAAACCGACAGATGTCGATATAGGCGAGATGGAACTGTCGGTCAGGAGTTATAACTGCCTGAAAAGGGCAATGATAAACAACATCAGCGACTTAGAAGGCGTGACAGTTGATGACCTGATGAGAGTGCGGAACCTCGGACGAAAAAGCATGGAAGAGGTTATAGCAAAAGCAAAGGAATGGGGGATTGAGATTGGAGCAGCATCAGAAAAGACTTAAATGCGAGGTATGGAACGACAGTATGCAAAACTGGAAGAGTAAGCCAATCCAGAAAGCTCAGCTAATCATCGCTGATGTCCCGTACAATGTCGGAACCAATTTCTATGGCTCAAATCCCGTCTGGTACAAAGGGGGGGACAATAAAAATGGAGAAAGCAAGCTTGCCGGGAAGGCCGCTTTTGCATCAGACTTCAACTTCAACCTGTACGAATACTTCCACTTTTGCAGCCAGCTTATGAGAAAGGAGCCAAAGAAGGGCGGCGCAAGAGGTCGTTCATCGGATGCGCCATGCATGATTGTCTTCTGTTCTTTTCAGCAGCAATTCACGCTGATTGAGGCGGCAAAGAAACATGGATTTGTGCATTACATTCCGCTGACGTTTGTAAAGAAAAGCAGTCCGCAGGCATTGAAGGCAAATATGCGGATAGTTGGAGCGACAGAAAGGGCGATCCTGTTTTATCGGTCATACCTTCCGAAGTTCCGCAATGGCGCGCAGTACGATGACGAAGGAAGAGCAATCAGGGGAACGGGGCACATGGTTCTTGACTGGATGGAGTATGAAAGAGACGGAAAAGACATTCCAAAAATCCACCCAACACAGAAAAGCGTCAAGCTGCTGAAGCGTTTGATAGAGGTATGCACCGATCCGGGCGACGTAGTGATTGACCCGTGTTTCGGGAGCGGATCAACTGGTCGGGCTTGTTTGGAAACAGGCAGACAGTTTTATGGATTCGAAATCAACAAAGAGTTTTTCAAGAGGGCAAAAGAAGAAATGCTTGTCCTTCCAAAAAATGAACAGATGAGGCTTGCATTATGATAAAGATTGAAAACATAGAAGTATCCGGCTTCAAAGCAGCGATCCGCGGAATGAGAAACCCGATGAACAGCCATAGCAAATCAGACAGCGGATATGTGGCATCTGGCAAGCGATACGAGGATGTGGAATACAAAATCGGAGAAAATGACCTTGCCTTACTGAAACGGCTTGTCAAGGCAGGCGTGGAGCATCGAACCTTCTGCCGGCTCATTCAGGTGAGCATGGACATCACGGCTCCGCTGTACTGGTGGAAAGAAGCTGATCGATACACGGTCGGAAAGTCGCAGATAAGTACAAGCACGATGCATACCATTCACAGGAAAGAATTTGAGTTGGATGATTTCAGCCATGAGCATATCGGTGAAGGCATGGCAACGAATGTATTCAATGAGTGTTTGGAAACTGTTATTGACGCATTAAATGAGGCACGAAAATGCTATTTAGATACCGGAGAAAAAACATGGTGGTGGCAGATGATCCAGCTCCTGCCGTCATCGTACAATCAGAAGCGCACCGTCCTGATGAGTTACGAAGTGGCTTTGAAGATGATCCGAGAGCGTGAGAACCACAAGCTGGATGAGTGGCGATTCATGGTTTCGGAACTGAAGAAACTGCCATATGTGGAGGAATTACTGAATGATTAACATTGACGACCGGTTTTATATTGACACCGACCCGATGAATTACATCCTGAAAGTGCGGAGGACTTTGCAGAAAGGGAAGAACATAGGGCAGGAGGCTATCATTGAGCTTGGTTATTACAACACTCTGGATAATGCCCTTGAGGGATACATCGAATTAAAGGAGAAAGAGGCTGTCTCCGAAGGGATGCTGACGGTCCAGGAGGCAATTGAGGCAATAAGGCAGTCACACAATACCACTGTGGAAGTCATACGAAGTCACACAGGGTGGTTCAGACACACGGACGATAAAATCCTTGCCTAAACAATAAAAACGGCTAGAAAGGGGAAATACAGAAAAATGAACAGCATCACAGCGGAGCAGGCCGAAGCCAACGAATTGATGGCGAGGCTTGTAGCGGAGAACAAACTGGAATCCGAAGAGGATGCCAAGGTCCGCAGGAAAGAAATCTGCGAGACCTGCGATTACTGGAGCGAATATGGCATGTGTGACTACATCTTGCGTGAGGGTCACATCAGACCGTGCGTCGGTCGGGAATGTGTCGAGAAGGGATTCTACAAGAAGCGGATGAAGCGAAAGGAAAAGGTGGCAGCAGTATGGGGAAAATAACAGGCGATATAGATGACTTTTTAGTCCTCCGACACCCCGACAAATCACCGGCAGTAATGCGGATCAGCAGAATCAAGGACATCCAGCCGATGGATTTACACCAGTGCAAGATTATTTACGACAACGACACGGAGAT